CCCTTGTATTAATATCCCCAACAAATTTAGTACCATTATATGGTGAACTTCTGTAATAGAAATTATTTGTTTCACTATCATAGTAAACCAAATCATTGCAATATTCTGGAGTTGTCTTACTTGTGTTTGCTCTAAAAGAAAACATAAATAAAGACCCATTTACCCAATTATTTGCAAATGTTTCAGATATAATACCTCTACATATACCATAATTTAACTTAAATCTAAAAATCCATTCACGAAAAGCAATAAAGTCCTTAATCAAATCAAGTATTGGTCGTCTAACTAACTGATAACAACCATCCTTTATATATATATTTTGATATTTTGTGGATGTACATTCCTCATTTATTTTTATAACACCTCCAACATTTGAATAACAAGAGTATGGTACCAAATTTTTACATGTATTGAATGTACTCAACACATCTGCTGCATTTGGCAATCCAGAAATATCACCCCCTGCAAAACTAGCATCAAAAAGTGGATTGGATTGAAGAGGTACCCCCTCACCCTGTGAAGATTTGGGGTAAGTATATATTCTAAAAGCATTGTTCTGTTGTAATATACCAACACTATTGTTAATCCAATTCTTCCCATCCAAACCATCTGATGTTGGAAGCCTATCTGTTCTTAACACTACCTTATTATTAGTACGTAATAAGTTTCTATCCTTCAACTCAAGATGCGAACTATATGAAAAATATAACATTAATTTTGGTTTTCTAACTAAAGCCCCAACAAAATCAAAAACACCAAAAAGATAAATCAAATCAGTTAAATCACCATCATATTGGTTGTTTTCTTTCACATTACCCACTCCATTCATATAAGTACCACCATTAAAATCCAATCTTGATAAATTGTATTTTGAATCAAGTAAACTATTTGGTGTGTTTTTTGGAAAATATTTATCTGTACCAGCACGTTCACCATTTTGCATAAAGAAATTATCCTCCTCATCAAATGGTTGAGCACTTGTCCAGTTTTTTATAAATTTAACACTATAATCATTAAGTCCCAATTTTGATATTTTTTTACTTGTTATTGGGGTTCTATTATTTAATATACCAGCATAATAAGAAACTGCATCTGTTTTGTAGGGTTCATAATCTTGTCCAGGTTGGAATACATATGAATCAAATGAAACATCATTTTGGTCTGTTAATGTTTGTATTGTTAGGTTATTATTATAAATGCTTCCATTATTGAAATCATTAAGTTTTTGTATTGGTATATTTAACTTAGTATTAATGCTCAAACTAATTTGATTCTCATTATCATATCCAAAAATCTTACCAAGACCATATTTATTTGTGTACTCAGGTGAGTAGGGGTCAACGCCTCTCTGTATGATTATAATATACTGATTCTCTATATTTTGAAAGTATTCAATTGGGTTATTTATAATTAACTCATCTCCAACAACATCTTGATTACCCATTTTAATTCTCAATACCGCAGGTGATGTCAATACACTAGGCAAATAACCTTTTTTTGTAGTGTCTGACATTTTGATATAATCAAAATATGTCATACCAGTTAATACTTGAAAATACTCTAAATCAGATGCATAATAAGATGTATTAGTTCCACCAGTTAAAACTGGTAATGTGTATGTTTTTGAAGATTCAATATCTTGTGTTACTGCATATTTTACATTTATAACTTTGTTTTGTTCAGTTATTTTAATAGACCCAGGTTTACCAAAGAAAGGTTCACCATCTACTGTTGTACCACTATATTTGAAATTTGGGTCTTTTGATGCACTGTTATTAACAAAACTCAATAATTCCCCTGTTTCAATCAAAATATCAGACAAAACAACAATAACATTATCATAGTGATATGTAAATTTATTTAAATCATTTGCAAATGAAACTTTTATTTTATTTTTACCAGAAAAATAATTATCTCTTAAATTAAAATAATTAATTCTTTCACCTACTGGTAATGTTTCACTATAAACTGAAAAGTTCTTTGCAAAGGTGGATAACATATATTTGTCAGACCTTGGCATTTTGACATCTGTTTCACCTACATTCTTAGGTTTTATGCCAGATGAATTTGTTGTTCTACCTGCAATAGCTTGGGTTATTGCAAAAAGCATCAAAGGTTTTTCATCTTCATACAAAGTATCATCTACATATTTTTTATCTTCTCTTTTAACAATGTCTTTTAAATTAGTCCAATTAAAGTTTTGAGAAAAATTATCATAATATAAAGTATTATTTGATAATTGTGATAATAACCCATTATTTTGATTCAACCCCTCCAATTCAACATCCACTTCTTCAATTTCACAATCACAAAGTTCACAATTTGGATATGTTATATTAGGTAAGTGTATTTTTTTTATTTTTCTTCTTATTATTTTTTTAAAATTTCTTATAAGGAATATATTCAATACTGTTAAAGCAACCAATTCTGCAATTTGTATAATTGCTTGTCCAAACAAAAATGCACTAAAAATTGGACTAAATGGATTTAAAGTTGCAAGAGTAATTCCTGCTTCTGTAAAGTAGTATAATATAAAGTTAATTTGTTTAGCCAATAAAAAATTAACTAAAACAAGTATTGCTGGTAGTAGTATTACACCAAAAAAGTTCCACAAAAACGCAATCAAATGATATCCAAATATTAAAGGAATATTAATAAATTGGAATATTTGAACAATAAGAGAAAATAAGAAATATAACAAATCAAAATTCTTAACCCCATCGTTAACTGGGTATTTATTAACATTTTGTTCGCAACTCCTATCTGAAATTTCTTTTATCCCAATAAATTTACCTTGTGTTGTACCCCCCTGATATTGGTCAACCAATCCAGCAATAGTATATACCTTATTATATTCAAACTCATAAAAAGTATCCTCACATTTGATTGCAGCATCTTTATTTGCATAACCATCCCAGTCAAGACCAAAATAATATGATTTATTTTTATTATTGGTATACTCTTTAATATTTGGTACTAAATAATGTGCCTTTCTTGATGTATCTCTTGAATTATCCACATCTTGCCACTTCACCTTAAATCTATATTTACCCTTTCTTGGTATTCCTATTTTCTCATTTGTTGTTATAATTTGATTTCCATTTTCATCTGTAACAACATATTCCAAATTCATAGGTAACTCAACAACCCAAGTCCCATCACCATCTATAACTCTACCATTATTATCTAATTCATATTGTTCAAGAATGGGTAAACTATTTGAATCAAGATTTTTTGTTTGTCGTATTGCTAATATTTGACCGGGACCTGTTTCAAGTTGGCATAAATTACCCATACTTTCCTTCACACCACAATTAATCTTAACACTATCTATATTGCTTGTACCAAAGATTGACCCAATAAAAATGGCTGTTGGTTGGATGTCAATACTTGCATCATCCCTTAAATCAAAATCAACCCTATTTATGGTTGAATCACAAGTTTCTGGATCACCCCAAAGTGGGGATATGGTTATACCTTTGGATAAAGAAACAATCTGTGGCAATGAATCCAAATCTGGTGAACTTTGGAATGAATTTCCTTTAAATTGCGCCTCTGTTGCCCTTCCCATCCTTATCAAATCTTGGGGGGTCAATGAAAATTCACCAATATCTGATAAATCCAAATCCATTAATATGCTATAACTACCAACTGGAACGCCAAATATCATATAATCCCCACTTAAATTTGTCTTTACTGTATATTTGTAATACTTCTCATAAACCTCAATGGCTTGGGCATCAAACATAACATCATTTAGTGTGGGGAATGTTCCTGTTGCAACATGCCCAGGGCCTGATGACTCATATGGTAATAAATTGTATCTATAACCATCCTCATTCTTATCATTTATTGTCTTATACGGATATATGGAGGTAATTAACTCATTGTTCTCATCCTCTTCACTTAATGGAATAAAAATTGAAACCCTAGCATTTGGAATACCAAAACCATTATTTGCTGTAACCCTCCCTGCAACAACTCCATAGTTTGCACAATCCAATGTATAAACATCAGATTGCCTTATTTTAAAAGATAAAATCTCAAGGAATTCAATATTTTGGTCTAACTGAAAATTGACAATCTTATCTTGTCCAATTTCAGTCCTAATTCTAAAACTATTTTGCATTTTATTCTTTATTGTTTATAAATATTTTATTATTATGTTATTTATAAAAGAATAAAGAATATCCCCACAAAATAAATAATTTAAATAATGGTCAATCCATTATTTGTCTTTACCTTAACTGTAATATCTCTTTCTGGATACCTTATATGATATATCTCATTTGAGTCGGCATAGATAGTTTCATCAGTTGCACGTATAATTCTATTTGATGCTGGTGGATAAAATCCAACAACTGGTTCTGCACCAGAATAATTGCCCCCAACCAAATTTTTGAATAAAATATTTGACACAGTAATCACTCCATTCAAATTCTGAATGCTGCTCTTTATTTCAGATATATTTATGTCTTTACCCAACTGAATATTCTGTGGTATGAAATAATTATTTATTGTTGAAATTATATTATTAACAATATCTTTTGATGCAAAACCTGCTGATATGGTAACAGCAGCCTCAACACCAACATCTATAACTTTTGCTGAAGAAACAACAATATAATCATTTATCATTCTATAATTTGATAAGTAATTTGCAATATTGTCTGTCAAAAATCTTGAATTATCACTAATCAATTTTCCATTTGCATCATAGGATAAAACAAGAACTTGTATTTTATTATCCACCTCTTGAACTGATACCTTTGCTGGTGCACCAAATTGTGGTGGCATATTACGTATAATTGATTCATAATCATTTATGGTAACTGCTCTTTTCTGTGCAGCAAAGTTAAAGGATACAAAATTCCTAACCTCTTCTGTGGTTGGCAATCCTGCTCCCCCAATAGCCGGGAATAAATTATTAACCCTTAATGAATTAATAACAGCCGATTCTTGTGCTGGATTCCCTGCATTCAATCTAAATGAATTAACTCCAATCTGATTAATTGTATTTGGTCCAAGATTTGTATTCAAACCACCCCCAACTCTATATTGAACAAACAAGGTGCTATTTGGTTTCAATGTTCTACCCAATGAGAAATTATTCAAATAATTCTGTAATGTTGGCAATTGACCTGTTGTTGTGAATTGGTTTAATTGCTCTAATGCTGTATTAACCCCATTTCCAAATGTAATTTTCTTAAAACCCTCTGATGTAAATTCACTTATGAAACGATTATCTGTTTGAATGTACTTTCCAACCTTTATACCTGCATTTCCTGTGTCTTTTGTTGGGTCAATAATAAAAACCCTATCCTCTGCCAATGAATCAACCTCATACCATTTATTTGCATCCCCAATAAAGTCTGATGATGGGGGAATTGTATTTATCTGACCATCTTTTAATAAAACACTTGTAATCCCCAAAACATTTTTGTCTGGTAAGAACAATTCAAAAAATGGCCTAACATCAGATGCTGTAATAACTCTCTTAAAAACTTTTGTAACACCATTAATAACTGGTTCACGTTTTGTTAAGGTATAGTTAATAATGTTACTATTTAAGAAGTTTGGTATAACTGTTCTATTTGGAAGACCTTGACCATCGTAATCTGATGAAAAATCAATATCATTTATGCTTTCAAAAATAACACCATTACCCAAGACTTGTGCACCCCTCTCAAGAACCCCAGCATAACTTGCATCAGGCTTATCTCCAAATGGGGGAACAGTTATTGAGAAATCACATAAGGTCAATGAAGGTCTTTGTCCTGGTATTTTTAATCCATAAGTTCTTGCAATATTATATATGGATGATTTTTGCTGGGCATATTGCAAAACTGTTTCTTGCAAACTCCTATCAATATGATAATGTAAATTATCAGCAACGGCTGCATTTAAATCAAGGAATACTGAAAATATGGAAGCATCATTAAAATCATTAATCAAGTCAGGATAATATGTCCTAACATAATTTAATAATTCAGTTCTTATGCTCTGAAAATCCCTAACACCATATGATATTTTTCTATCTGACATATTATATATTTATTACAATAAATTCACTACCTGAAAAACTATTATTATTCGTAGTGTATTCTATTTTTATTTTTGCAGTATTCTGATATGTACCATTGCCAGGTGAACGATAAACCTTATCCCTAGATGATAATCCAACATCATCAACACTTAACCTATCCCCTTGAACCTCCTCATTCTGATCCAAAGGTTCAATAATTATCTTGTTTATAACCAAATTTGGTATATACTTTGCAACAGAATCCCTAATATCTGTTTCAATAACATCAAATGATACAACATCCAATGGCTCAAATAGAAATTCATATAATCTTGTCCCAAAATCTGGTAAATAATATCTGCTACCTTTTCTTGTTAATAACAAATGCAATAAAGATGCTCTAATCTCATCTGAAGCTGTTTCTGTCATCTTTAAGGCATCACCCCTAAGTGATGTATCAAAGGGGAAATCAACACCATATGTAAAACCTTCAGCCATTATAACTCATTTAAATATAAATATATCTTTTTCACAAATTTGTAAACTATTTTAATTTATTGTATATTTATATAAAAAAAAATATGAAAACAATAAAATTATCAGAAGCTGATTTAACTAAATTAATTGCAAGAATTGTTGAAGAAAAAGGAAGTGAAGGTCACTTTATGGACTACCATAAAGAAGGTAAAGCAAAAACTGGCAAAAAAGCACTATCTATGATTAAAAAAATCACAGATAAACTTTCAACAATGAAAGATAAATTTGATAATAGTAATTTTGCATTTAGTGAAGCTGATGTAAAAAAACTAGAACGTATTTATGATACATTGAGTGGCAAATAAGGTTAAATCAATACTATTATTAAAAACCCCCAAATCTAAATTAATAGACTGGGGGTTTTTTATTTAACAAATTGTATAAAATCTAAGATTCACAACTCACACACTCATTAATATTTCTTGCAAATGATTGTGCTGAACTCTGGCTAAACTGATAATACAAGGTCTTAACCCCCTCTTCATGTGCATATAGATATAATTGATTTATATCCTTTGCTGGAACTGATGGATGTATCATCAAATTTAATGATTGTGATTGGTCAATAAATTTTTGCCTCTGTGCTGCTTGTAATATCAATTCTTTTGGTGATATTTCAATAAATGATTTAAACATCCAAATGCTGAACCGATCCATCTTTCTTTAAAATGCTTTCCCAGGTTTCTGGTGTATTTAAACCATACTTATCCAATTCAATCTCCAAAAATGGATTCTTATAAATTGTTTTTGATTTTGCCAAATCTTTAATAAAATAATTTGATTTTATTGGCTCAATACCCATACTTACCTGCCCTAAAATAAATGAACTTGACTTGGTTGGGGCAATAGCAATTAGTGTTGTGTTGGCATATCCCTCTCTTAAACATTCATATCCCTTCTCTTCATATAAATATTTTGAAGCTAATTCAGATTTTTCTT